GTCTGAATATTCGGTTCTGATGTTGGTCCCCATAATTAAATTAGATAAATATCTAATTTAAAGGAAGTGCAAAATAAAATTCGGATTTTAAGGAGGGAGTTATTGACTTAATAAAAGTAAAAACCACTCTCTCGAGTGGTTTCTTTTTTAACTTAATTTGATATTATTGTTCCAATACAACCTCAACATGCGTTAAGTATGATTTGAAATATAAATGTAAAACATCACCATAAGGAGTTGTAAATGTATAATCAGATCTAAAATTTGGAAATTGTGGTTGCATAATTTCTCTAGATCCAGCATGATATGCCAATATTCCCATGTTGGTATTAGTGGTTGGGTTATATCCTGTTACACCTGGAACGACATTATATCCTACAGCTGTCATTGATCCAGGAATTGAAGATGGAGAAGTAAACGCAGGTGGAGAATCAGACTTTAAAAATAATTGTTGTACTGGCGAACCAGGAACAGAATTATGTGAAATATAATTATATACACTATAAACTTTACCATACTTTCGTAAGAAATTAACTTCCAAAGGATTTAATGGGCTTGAGGCTGTAAAACTATTAAATAATAATGTTGAAGAACTTCCAGAGCTAATAGGTAAAACATACTGAACAAATAGAGCCGGATTAAATTCTTTACCTAAATACAATAAATTTGGAGCATTAGTAGGATTTAATATTGGACCTCCAAAAGCACTGTAATTAATTTGTCCATCAATGTCACCATCGAAATAACCTGGTCCAACTTGTACTCTGTACCCAATTTGATAATCTGTAGTGTTATTTACAAACTTCATAGGAACATTAATTACACTACCAAGATTAAAAGGACTAACATAACCAACTGTCGGAGTATTAGTCTTAATACTATTCTGTGGTTCCGTATTTTCAACAGATCCATTTCTAGTTTCATTCATTTTATCAGCTTCCTGATAAGCATCCTCACTGCACGCTACAAGCGTAAATAATCCCATTAGGGCAATAATGGATTTTTTCATTTTAATATAATTTTAAGATTAGATTGTGAAATTAATTCTTAATACTTTAATAAATATTTTGTTTATTTAATTTTTTTTTAATATTTTATACATAAACACCGTGCCAAAGTAGACGATTTTAAAAATTATTTCACTAAACAGTGAGAAATTTTTTGAAACTTACTATCATTTCAAATATTTATCTACATTTGATGAAAAATAAAAACATTTATTAATTATAATTAAATAACTAAAAAACATGAAATTAAAACTACTTTTCGCATTGTTTGTAATTACATCAATAAGTAATGCACAAACACAAATTGGTCAAGATATATTGGACACTAATCGTGAAATATACGCACTTTCGCTGTCTGAAAATGGTAATGTATTGTCTGTAAGTGGTACTGATTATAATTATAATCCTGCTACTAAAGTGTTTTCTAATGTTTCTGGAAATTGGACACAAGTGGGGCAAGACCTTGAATTAGGTAAAGCTTTGCTTTCAAACGACGGCTCTATTTTAGCAATTATTAGTTCCGATGGGGGAGCAGGTATGGCTCGAGTTTACAAAAATGTAAATAACAATTGGGAGCAAATAGGTCAGGATATTCCAGATCCTCTGGTAAGCGAGTTCAAGATTGCACTTTCAGGCGATGGTTCTGTTTTAGCAATAGCACCGAGGATTGGTCCTTATCCTTGGAATATATATAAAAACATTTCTGGCACTTGGACAGTAACAGGAACTATTAACAACGTTGTTGGATCTAGTATTTGTTTGTCAGAAGACGGAAATACCCTTGCAGCTATCTATCATCCAAGTAATGAAATAAGCATTTTTAAATATGTAAATAATAATTGGATACAAAGCACCCCAATCGACATAAATTTAAATTATACCAGTAACGGGGGTAGAATGGCTATGTCTAGTGATGGAAACACAATCGCCGTAAGTACTGGAAATACTAAACCTATGAATGTTAGCTCTGTAAATGTTTTCAGATACACTAACAATACTTGGGTACAAATGGGCAATTCAATAATATCAAGTAAAACAGCGTTGGGAGAAGTGTACGGATACGGAGAAGTGGTAATATCTGGGTCTGGCAATGCGATTGCACTAGGGGCTTGGAATGGTCAGACTTGGGCTTCAGGAGTAGATATTTTTGAATATCTTCAAGGCAATTGGGTAAAAAAAGGAGAAATAATTGACACAACAATTACCAACTCTATTCATGAGGTAATTGCCATTTCAAGAGATGGCAGCAGTTTGGCTTTAAGGAAGAATGATGATTTGGGTCAAAAAACAGCTAGCAATGTTAACACCAATAATCATCAAGGCAAATCTCCTTTGGGCGGTGTTCGTGTGTATGATATTTCTGGGATTTTATCTTCCGATAAATTTGTGTTAGAAAACTTCAAGGTCTATCCAAACCCTACAACCGATATTTTAAACATTGAATTGGAAAACAGTTTGGTTTTAGAAAAAGTTTTAATCTACAACACAACCGGTCAATTGATAAAAGAATCAAAAGAAAAAATTATTAACTTAAATGGTTTAGCAAAAGGAATTTACCATGTTCAAGTTATAACAGATAAAGGAAAAGCAACTCAGAAAGTAGTTGTAAAATAAAAATCAATTAAAAAGAGGATTCTAAACAGAATCCTCTTTTTTTATCTAAACATCCCCAACTGCTTCATTTTCCACAATTCTTGAGACATATCAGATTTAGGAACATTTACAACCATCGACATGTTTTTTCTTTTCATTGTAAGATGAAGATCTTTAATTTCTCTTTCCAATCCGGAACCATCAAAAACATTATTCTGATTTATGTAAGCCTGCATCTTGATATGATCTTTAACTAAGTCATTTCTGAATTTACTTCTTCGAGATTGACGGTATTTTTCTATTGAACTATGTACTTTATCACCTTCTAACAATTTAACCAATGTATCACGTTTAGGTGTAATCTCAGCAGATCCATCTTTGTGTTCAATAACCTCATGAACACCGCCATCACCTACAATCGCCATTTCTTCAGGACCACCTTCACGCCCCATTTTATATTTAGGTATTGGTGTTGCAAGAACAGCAGCTGTTTGAATTGTTCCCAAAATACCAATTAATACTGCCGCAACAGAACCGGCAATTGGACCAAGTTGAGCATAACCCTGCATGATCGCCATAGCAGTACTAAAACCGATATCCATGATTGACATTGCTTTATTAAAAACCGCCTGCTTGTGCTGTTCTTTACGCTTTTTTGCTTCTAGTTTTTCACGTTCTCTTTCTTGTTGTTCACGAATCAATTTTTGTCTTGCAGCATCACCCTCATAAAGTTCAATCTGCTTTTCATATTGTTCGTTTGTTCTTTCAATATCTTCATCAATTTTTTGAATCCTATTATCAAATATTGCATTGGTTAAATCGACTAAAGCATTTTTAATATTTTCGCCTATCTCAATGAAAGCTTGTTCCATTTCCTTTGCTTTTTCTAAAGCTTCAACATGAGATTCATTTTTAAATTCACGGACTTGATTTTCTAATTCTAACTGCTTATCAAGAATATCTTGATTTACTTTTCCTTTTTTCTTCTCGTTTTCAATAATAGTATTGTAAACCGCTAATTCATCTTCAAGATTTTTAAGCAAATACTTTCGTTTGATCTCATAAGCAGATTTCTCATAGTTTTCAACATCTGTTAAATTATTGCCTATTGATAATGTATTTATTTCACCAGCTTCATCTTTATTGTTTTGAGAAGTTATTTTTTTAATTTTCTCTTGTGCTTGTTTCTTTAATAAATTTGCTTCAAAGTCAATATTTTCTTTTAAATCTTTCTTATTCTGTTTTCTTAATTTTTCTAAAGCAGTATAATACTTTTCAAGAATTAAAAGTTCCTGGTTAGTTATATCAGATTTCAAACTGATATTATTAATCATATCTGATATTTCAGTTTCTGTAAAAGCTTTTTTATCTTCTTGGAATGCACGAGAAATTGTCAATTGCTTTTCAGCGTTCAACCTCAAAGATTCTTCTTCCGCTTTTTGTGAAGCAATTAAAGCATTATATCTTTCATCTTGAGTGCTTTCTTCATTTATAGATTCTGCTTTAAAAATTTCTGCTTTACTATCAGCCCTCCATATAAGAAGATCAATTTCTGCTTCATAAGCTTCTTTCTGCTTTTTCAGTCGTTCTTTATCTCGCTTATCAGCTTCTTTTTGCGCTTTTCTTGCTGCTGCTTCACGTTTTTTTCTGTCTTTTTCAGATTCACCTCCTCCTCCTCCAGTTGAATTTGTTTTGGAAGAAATAAATTTATTAATACCAACTAAATCAAATTCACTAAAATCTTTACCAACTACACCTTGTAATTTAATGGCAATTTTTAAACGTTCTTCAAGCTGATTATTATAATCTTTATTGTTCTTAATACCCTTTCTTTGTTCTTCTGTTATGCCACCAAAGGACTTCTGAATATCATCTCGAATTTTACGCTCTTTTTCAACTTCATCATTTAGCTTTTCTGCTTCATCCCTATACGTTTTCACAACAGCAACCATACCTTTCAAACCAGCAGCATTAATACCACTAAAACCTCTAATTTCATTACGTCTGCTTGTAATTTCGTTAACTTTTTCAATTGCGTTTTCCGGTGTTAATTCTACACCAAGATTGTATTTTGTATTTAATTCGTTTAACTGTTTGTAAAGACTAATTTGAGCGGAAGCCGCATCACTCATCTTCTTATTTCGCTTGATTTCAGCATCCATCACATTTTCAGCTTGAGTTTGCAACAAAATCCTATTTCTATACTCATCATTGACCAAAGCCAAAGTTTTACGTAGATTTCGATTAGAAAAATCTTCATTTTCAATCATACTAATAAAATCCGGATAAGTTGTTTTTAACTTCTCTATTAAACCTAGTCTTTCGCTATTGGTAATATTGGTTGATGTAATTCTGTTAACCAAATCATTTAAGGCTAACTGTTCCTTGAAAATTGTCTCAGATAAATCTTCTTTTGCCCCTATTAAATCTAATACTTTACCAGTAAGGTTAAAAAATCCCATACCTACAGATGAAATAACTCCTTGTCCTTTATTTAGATTATCAACATATTCAGTCCATTTGTTTGATGCACGGTTTTGTGCGGCAGCAAGTGTTTCGGTTCTCTGTATCTGATCAGCACCGATAGCCTTTTCATAAGCAACAGCAAATTTGGGTAAAACATCGGCTGCGAGAACTTCACCTTTTTTAAGCATATCCACCAACTGCATTGTAGTAACACCTAATGCTTTTGCCATTACTTCAAAAGCGCCTGGTAAACGTTCACCTAACTGGCCACGCAATTCTTCAGATTGAACTGTCCCTTTTGAAAGCATTTGAGAAAGTGCTAAAAAAGCCCCTTCTTGCTGTTCAACTGACAAACCTAACATTGATGAAGATTTTGAAATCTTTTCAAAAATCATCTGCATTTCCTCAAATGACAATCTACCTTCTTCAATAGCAGTTTTTGCCGATGCGTAGTAATTTTTATAAGCGTTTGTAGTCGTAATCAATTCTAAACCGTATTGTTCAGAAATTCGAACTAGAAATTCTTTATTCTTTGCATAAACTTCTTCACTTTCAGAAAGCATCCTTAAAGCTATTTCCTGACCTTGTATAAGCTTAGTTGTTTCGTATATTGATTTACCTAACTGAACTAAACCGGTAAGACCTCCAATAATACCAAAGGCACCTAAAATATTTGAAGCACTGGCAAAAGCCGATTTATAATTACCTACATTTTTAGTAAAATCGCCAGCAGCCTGATCGGCTCTTCTTATTTTTTTATCAAGAATATCAAATTCGCGCTGAGCCTGTCTAATTTGTTTATTTGAAGCGTTACCGGTTGCAATTAAATCTAACAGACGCTTTTTAGCTTCAGTTCTTTGCTTATTTAGTTTTTGGTATGCGCCAATAAGTCCCATTTTGGCAAGAACAGCTTCTTTTTCAGCTTTATTTGCCAATTGCTGCTGAACGCGTTCCTCCATTGTAAGTGTAACTTTCTTCTTCGTTTCAGCAGCTTGTTTTTGGTCAAGGCGAATTTTGTCTTGCTGCAGCTTGATAACCTTATTCTCTAAATCGAAAAGCATTTTTTTGAGCCTTTCAATTTCACGGGTGTTATTTATTTCTGTTTTAGCCTGTATTTTTGCCAGACGCTCGTTTTCTATTTTAAGTCTTGATAACTCCTTTTCGGTCTTTACTCGTTCTTGAGATATCTTCTGTAATTCTTTTTCAGTTTTTGCTCGCTCCTGCTTTATTTTTTGAATTTCTTTTTCAATTATGCTTTCAGCTTGTGCTCTCTGTTTTGCAAGATCTGTTTGCTCTTTAGCAACTTTAAGTATTTCTTGTTCAGTTCTAAGTTTTGCTCTCTTAACTTTTTCAAGTTCTATTTCAGCAGCAGTCATCTGCTTAATTTGATTTAAAATCTTTTGATGAGAAACACTTTCTTCTTGCTTCGCTTTTCGGTAATCGTAATTGTCCTGAGCTTTACGATAGTCGCCCGAAACTTTAAAAAGTACTTTAAACTGATCAATTAAAATCTTGTTTGCTTCAATCGCTTGGTCAACATTTTTTTTATAAACGGTACCAAAAGCCAAAGCTTCATCGGTAATGATTTCTTTTCTTGTAATTATACCTTCACCTGCAGCCATAACTATTTTATATTAAGTTTTTGCAATTGCTCTTCTTGAGCCTTAATCTTTGAGTTGGTTTGTTTTTTGTAGGCTAAGTATGTAGTACATGGTATTGTGTTGAAATCAAAAGAAACGCTCAATATAGAACATATTGATGCTAACATATCATCAATGGTAGAATTGCTTGAGGCGTTTCCGTTATTTGATTTTCTTTGATCAAGTAATCTTTGAATTGTCGAATTGATTATAAGTATTTTTTTGTCAATACGTTCAAGATCTTTATAGTAATATTCAGTTCGGTTTGTTCTGATTTTATGATGTATTTCTTTTTCAATTATTAATTTAATCTCATCATTGTATGCAAATCGTAAAATATCAACTCCTAGTGTAAGAAATTTTACTTTTGATTCCAAATGAGCAATTTCTTTTTCAAGCACAAGCTCTCTGTCAAAATCATCTCCTTTATCCAACATATTAAATTGATCTGAAAGGCGATCAAATAACTCATTAAAATCAATATCCCTCGGATCATTACTTGGATTTAATAAATCTATGTTACCCGTTTCCTGAATTTTATAAAAGGTTTTTATCGGTAAAATATCTAAGCTATCGTAAATCATATATTTAAAGTATTTCGAACGTTTTTTATAAATAAAGGGAGTATCTTATCTCTAATTACTCCCTTTAGATTTTCATCTGTTAAACCGAACAAATCTTCATAACCTCTAAAGAATTCTTCTTTCTCATCACCAAAAAGAGTTGATATTGTTCCTGTGCCGGTTCCCGTGCTCCCCATAATAATTTCACCTTGCTTTTTATACAGATAAAAGTTATTCATGAAATCTCCACTCCAAACAAAGTTGTATGGCTGACCTTGTACTTTTGGCGCTGTTGGTTTCGGATTTGAGGCCTTTGCAATCTCTTCAGTCGCTTTCGTATAGAATCCAGAATATTTCTTGTTTTTATTTTCAAGCTTTTTCCCTTTAGAATTCTTGAGATCGTGAATTTGTCCAGCATTTAACTTTATAAACTCATTTTTTAAAGCAATGATGTAATCAAACAAATCGTTGTTTAGATTACTTTCCGTCAGATTTTCCGCTGATTTCCTTGCTTGGTTTAGAGTTGCCATCTTTTGAAGCGATTTGGTATGCTTTCTTTAATTCTGCTTCGCGCTGATCGGATGGAATATTTTTAAAAATATGAGTTGAAGCAAACTCTTTTTTAAAATCCGCAAAGGACTTATTATAGCCCTCTGCGAATGTTATTCCTTTATACTTATTCATTAAGTTAATGCAATTACTGTTGGTTCTGGAGTTTCAAAACTCATCCCTTCATCCACAATAGAAACCACTCCTTTTAAACTGATTGTGTAACCTGTAGCAAAACCAGTCCCGGTAACAGTGTAAACTCCGTTTGAATCTGCTTCAACAAATGAAACTGTAACTAAGGCAGCTGAAGCATCACGTACTTCTACATCAGTCGATTCAAAAATATGAACCAATTCATCACCGGAACCACAACCAGAAGAAACAGTAAACTTGATCGTTGTTGAAGTTGCCGAAATGATATCGATGAAAGCGTCAAAAATTCCGTATAATTCTATATATGACCATTCTGGTCTTAAATCAGCCCCATGATCTTCACGTTCATTGAAATCTTTGTAATTAACTGTAACAACAGCATTTTGAGGTAATTCAGCAGTCGCATCTTGTAATCTCCCAACATTCAAAGTAACTGTTTGTCCCTTTACTTTTCCATCAGCTGTCAATACTGCTTTTACTCCTGGATCAGTCGTGAATTCAAACGCCTGCATTTCCTGACCGTCAAATGACTTTAAAGCGTTATATGAACACAATCCTAAAATAGAACGGAATGTTCTAATTTTTTTTGCTGGAGTTGTTTCAATGCGGGTATTTTCTCCCTCCCAATAAGTCGCTTCTGTATCTGCAATAGCAAATTCTTCTGCATCATATAATGGAAAAAGCTTTTTAGCAGCAATAGCAGCATCCCATTTCGATTTATCTTTCGCATCAGCTATAGAATCAAAACTGAAACCTTTGACAGCAACGGCGTATCTAACCGTTTTCTTTAAAGTACATTGCTTTTTAGCACCTGTATTTTTATAACTTGTTTTTTTAGAGCCACACTCTACGTAAGGTCTGTTCATATTAACAATTATTAATGTTGTATTTTATTTTACCTGTGATTGAGAATATGTGCCATGGCTGCATATCACTCAATTTAATTTTAGAAGTATCAAAATCATTTAAAGCATTCAAACCAATGGTTAAATCAAATAATTCAAATTGAGGTAACTGTACTACTAGTTCAAGAACTTGATGCTGAACTTCAATGTCATTTCTAACTTCATCACCTTTTAATTTTGAAAGGTTAAGAATAAAGATGATTGATAAATCAGTCTGCATCTGTAGAGTATTCTCAATGGTATGCTTAAATGAATCTGAGAAGAAAACAGTTCCCGATTTTAAATCATTAGTTAAAACCTCTTGATAATTTTTTGCGCCGGAGTAAATCTCTGGCACTAACTTTCCGTTATCTGATTTAGTTGGATTTTTGTAAACCCTACCATGAAAATCAACATCAAGCCATTTAAGATTTTTCTCTAAATGCTTTTTGATTATCGAAACTTCTCTATCTAATCCGTAATTTACCATTCGTTACCTCCGATTATCTGTATTGGTTCTGGGAATATTTTTTTTTGAGCCTTTTGGATTGATGCATAGAATTTAGAATTTAATCCTTGTGATATAGTAATCCCTTGCTCGTTCTTAACACCTTCCAATTCGATTTTGAGCATTTCAAAAGCCAATTTTGCATTGCGCTCAATGTAGTTTGATCTGCTTGAACTGATATAAGTTTCTATACATTTTATAGCTATTAAATAACCTAAAGGCTCATCAAATAAAGATTGATATTTTTCTAATTTTTTATCATAGTCGAAATCAAAATCATAACAATGATGTTGATCAAGAATTTTATTCATTACTTCAATTGCCGCCTGTAAACGGATTTCTTTTAATAAACTATTGAAATCGGATTCTAGAGTAAAGCTTTCGTCTACTGTGTAGTAAAGATTTACAACATTTGCAAGTTGATGGAATGAATTAACGCGTCTACCAGAAGTAGCAATAAGGTTTTCCGCATTAATTGTAATGGGAAATAAAGAGCCGGTCGGGTTATCCCAACCAACTCTTTTACTGATTAATATTTTGCTACTTTCAGAATACATTATGCTGCCGGTGTGATATTAGCTTCGAAAACAGTAATCTGTTCCTCGTTGAACTTATTGATCGCTTCAGCTAGCTTCGCATCAGTTGTTGAAGTAGTTACTTTAGATTGTGGATTAACAATCTTAATTGCAGCAACTACAGAAGCTTTAGTGTAATTAGCACCATCATAAGCAAAGTTTGCATCACCTTCTGTTTGCGCATCTTCTACATTAGAAATCTTACTGTCTAATAAATAAATACCAGAAGCATTATCGATTACTGGTAAACACAACGCTTGAGAAGAAGTGAATTCGCTGAAAGGCTCATTGGTGTGCCATTTCTTTACAAGTATGTATTCAACTTTCTCATACATAATTGCAGCATCTCTACGAGTGTCTTCGGCTA